TTTGGAGGTGCTAAAACCTCTTCCAAGCAGCTATTTGATAGAGAAAAGACTAACGGCAGAGAAGAGTTGTTTTCTTTATATATAGCTCAAGGCATAGATCCAATAAAAGCATACATGACAGCATATAGGACAGAGAACCATAAGTATGCAGAGAAGAAGGCTATGCTTTTACTTAAAACAGAAAGGATTAAGAAATCCGTGAAAGAAGAAATTAAACCTATATTAACAGAACTAGGTATTAATGAAGAGTTTACTCTAAGAGGTATACGAGATATTGCTTTAACAGCCCGTCAAGATGGCGAGCGCTTAAAAGCTTTTTTAAAATTAGTAGATATATTAGAAATAGAAGACAAAGGTACTAAGCAGTCTGGTATGGCTGTAGTTGGCTTTAGTGGGTTTAAGCCTGAAAGTATTGAGGCAGTTAATAAAATAATGGAGATAGAAGAATGACTGATATAGTAAAGTACGATGAGCAGAATGATAAACGCTTTGCGGCGGATTATTTGAATAAAGTTGGTCGGCATAAAAAAAAGCTACCTTATGAAAAACAAGTTTCAGATAATGCTGAACAAGTCTCAGAGTACCTTAGACTAGCAGATTTGAGTAGTAATTCTGATATTAAAGAGCTTCAGACGTTATTAAACACTGGTATAAAGATGCAGCCACATGTTGAAGGGAGCCCTCCTGATACATTAAAAGTTGATGGCATGTATGGAAAGAAGACTGCAGAAGCTGTAAATTATTCAAAGAAAAACGTCTCTAATGAGTACACGTTGTCTAGAGCTGCGTTAGGGTATTAAATGAGCGATAAAAATAACCTTCTTGCGGCAAGAAAGAAGATAACAGATGCGATTGATTCTAAAAACTTAAATGAAGACCAGAAGTTAAAAGCTTTAAAGGCTTTAAAGTCTTTAGATAAGACGGACAATTTTTATCCAAGCGGAGATGGATCTCTTTTTAAAGCTAAGCAAAAGCTTAACAAACAAAGTTTTTCAACAGGGTTGGACTCGCTTCAAACGTCATTAACTGCTTTAGGCTTAACTCCAGCCTTGGGAGTTGTCCCTGATATAGCAAATACAGTTATAAGCGCTGCTAGGGGGAACTTTGTTGACGCTGGAGTCAATCTTGCATCAGCTGTTCCTGTTGCGGGTCAGGCTGTTGGAGCAACAAAGCTTGGAATGAAGGCAGTAAAAACAGCTGCGAAAGGTAAAGCAACAGCAGATCTTTATAAAGACCTTGCATCAATAAACTCTAAAAATCCAATACAAAACTCTTAAAAACTTTTATTGCTATAAAATAGTTAGAAATAGTAACTTAAACCTCTGTTTTTAGCTAAAATATATGGCAAATGTAAACTTTCACAACGTTTCTAAAGAAGAATTACTCCTTAAACAGGCATTTAATGACGTAATATCTTTTGGTAAGCTTTTTTTGCCGGAAGACTTTATGCGATCTGAAACACCGCCTTTCCATTATGAACTAGCAGATAAAATAGATGACAAATCCATAAGACAATTGGCTATAATTATGTCTCGTGGTCACGGTAAAACTGTATTTACAAAAGCAGATCTAGTGCGTGACTTGACTTTTTCAGCGAAAGCTAAAGAGTGGGGATTTACAGATAAAGCAGGTCCTTACTTTTATGGCTGGGTATCAGCAACACAAAAACTTGCCACAGGAAACATGGATTATGTTAAGCATCATTTAGAATATAACGAAAAGATAAAGTATTACTTCGGTGATATAAAAGGCAAGAAGTGGACGGAACAGGACATAGAGACATCTGATGGGTCGAAACTCATCTCAAGATCGAACATCTCAGGTATTCGTGGAGGAGCGAAACTACATAAGAGGTACGACTTGGTTGTCCTCGATGATTTTGAAGACGAAAACAATACAATCACTGCTGAAGCAAGGGATAAAAACTCTACTCTGGTTACTGCTGTGGTTTTTCCTGCTCTGGAACCTTCTGATGGTCGCCTTAGGGTCAACGGGACTCCTGTGCATTTTGATTCTTTTGTTAACAACCTTATTGTAGGTAATGAGCAGGCCATTAGTAAAAAGGAAGAATTTAGTTGGGATGTCTTTTTTAGAAAAGCTATTGACAAGAAGGGGAATATACTTTGGCCCAGCTGGTTTCCTAAAGAAGAAATCGAAAGGAAGAAAAAATTCTATGCAGATAGTGGACAACCTCAGAAATTCTATCAAGAGTACCTTATGGAGGTACAATCAGAAGATGATGCTATTTTTACGAGAGATCACATTAAGTACTGGGATGGTGATTTCAGACATGATGCAGAGTCGGGAATTTCTTATATTGTCATCAATGGCGATACTAAGCCAGTTCTTACTTTTTGCGGTGTTGATCCCGCTACTGATTCAATAAGGAGGGATAGTGATTTTTCAGTCATCATCACCGTTGCTGTCGATATTAATAATAATATTTATGTTTTGGATTATATACGCAAACGCTCTTTACCTGTACTTGGTATACCGGGTTCTGATAAAAAAGGAATCGTTGATTATATGTACGACACAAATAAGATCTATCACCCAAGAGTATTTACAGTTGAAGACACGACAATGTCAAAACCTCTCTTCCAATCAATCAGAGCAGAGAGCCTTAGACGGAACGACTTTAGCCTTAGATGGCGTGAAGAAAAACCGGGAACACGAATGTCTAAAAGAGATAGAATACAAGAAATTTTATCACAAAGGTTTGCAGTGGGGCAAATCCATATTAAAAAAACTCACTATTCACTTCAAAGGGAGATTATAACATTTGGACCAAGAATGGCTCACGATGACGCAATTGATGGACTCGCTTATGCGTGCAAGTTTGCGTATCCCCCAAAAGGCCTTGAAGAAGGTAAAGAAGGATTTACTAAAAAGAAACGTAAAGCAAAAGATTGGGTAGTCGCATGAGTAAAAAAACTTTAAAAAATACAAATACATTTTTAAGACAAGCATTTGATCAAAAAGGCGATGTTTACCATAATAGACAATTATATGAGCATGATGGTGGTTTTTATGAGGTAAAGGGAAGCTCTAAGAACATGCAGCTATCAAATACTAAAGGAATGCATTATTGGAAAAACTTTTTAGCTACAGGAGAAGATCCGAACGTCACTCTTTTAGATATAAAATCTAAAGATGAATGGAATAAACCTATGCCTGTAGCAACTGAAGAAGAAAATTTATTTAATAAAATATTTGGAAAGTTTAAATAATGGCTAGAAAAAAAGCAGCAGATAGAATTAAAGATATATTTAATACAGCTAATAATGGCACTAGAGTGCAATGGGAGCGTATTAACCAAAAAGGCGAAGACTTTTCTAACGACAACCAATTGTCAATTGAAGAAAAGGAAGCATTAGAAAAAGCAGGTATGCCGACATTCACAATTAACAGAGTAATACCTATTATAGAAATGTTAAATTTCTATGCAACAGCGAATGATCCTAGATGGCAAGCAGTAGGTGCTGAAGGTTCTGATTCAGACGTAGCTGCAGTCTTTAGTGATATTGCAGATTACATATGGTATCAATCCAATGGATCAAGCTTATTATCTAATGCTGTTAACGATGCAGTGTCTAAATCTATTGGATATATTCAAGTTTCCGTAGATCCTGATGCAGATCGAGGCTTAGGGGAAGTAAAGTTATTACAGCCTCATCCTTTTGATATATATGTAGATCCTAAATCAAGAGATATCTTATTTAAAGATGCTTCTTATATAATGATAAGAAAAGTACTCCCAAGAGCTCATGTTCGATCTATGTTTCCTGGATTAGAAGCAAAAGTAAATAAAGCTTCTGGAATGAATTACTCAGAATATGATTATTCTACAAAGCCAAGAGATATTGATCAAAAAGATTTTACATATAAAGAGGTTGATGATCCTGTAGATTTGGAAAATCCTACAGAAACAGCAGAAATGCTCGAATTATATGAGCTTTTTGAAAAAATTAAAGTACCGTTTGTTTCTGTATTTTACAGAATACCTCCATCTCCCGAACAGTTAGAACAAATAAAACAACAACTTGAACAACAGATGGCTGTAATGCGTGCAGAAATGGAGGTAAAATTAAAAGAAACACAATTAGCCCTGCAGCAAAATGTTCAATCTGGTCAGATGCTTCCTGAAAGAGCTGAACTTGAAATGAGAAAAGCTCAAGACGAAATGCAAACAAATATTCAAGCTACAGAGCAAGAAATGATGGCTCAAATTCAAGAAGCAACTTCAAAAACAGAGAACATGGTTGTTTCTAAAAAAGAGTTTGATGTCTTGATGAAAAATAAAGATTTTGCAAGCAATTTGATTAATGCAATGCCCTACCATACCACAAGGATCAAGCAAACTTGCGTTGTTGCAGATATTCTATTATATGAGAAGGTTTTAAATGAAAAAATTAAGGACTACCCTTTAATACCATTTCATTATAAATGGACTGGTACTCCGTACTCGATGAGTGCAGTAGCTCCTTTAATTGGGAAGCAACGAGAATTAAATAAAGCTCATCAGTTAATGGTTCACAATGCTTCATTAGGATCTTCTTTAAGATGGATGTACGAAGAAGGGGCTATAGATGAGGATGAATGGGAACAATATTCTTCTTCTCCGGGGGCTATGCTTAAGTATAGACCAGGCCATGCTCCTCCAACACCTGTTCAGCCAATGCCTCTACCTAATGCTTTTTTTGGTATTATTCAGCAAGCAAAGGGAGACATGGAATATCTTGCAGGTATTTATTCATCTATGCAAGGAGACACTCAACAGCAGCATGAAACCTTTAGGGGTATGCTTGCTATGGATGAATATGGTACAAGAAGAATTAAATATTGGATGAAAAATTCTATAGAGCCAGCCTTAAGGCAATTAGGTGAAGTTGTTCGTCAATATTCTCAATCTGTTTATACGGCGAACAAAGTATTTAGGATTGTTCAGCCTAACGCTTTACAAGAGGATAAGGAAGTTGAAATAAATATCCCTATCTACAACGATATGGGGCAGGCTATTGGGAAATGGAAAGATTATTCTGCAGCTAAGTTCGATATAAGGATTATTTCAGGTTCTACTCTTCCTGTTAATAGATGGGCTTATTTAGCAGAACTAAAGGAGCTACTACAAGCAGGAGTAGTAGATGATATTGCTGTTTTAGCTGAAACAGATATTAGAAATAAAGAACAAATAGCAAAAAGGAAGTCAATGTATGCACAGTTGTCGGGGCAAGTTGAACAACTATCTGAGGCGGTCAAAGATAAGGAAGGCACGATTGAAACCCTTGAAAGACAACTTGTTCAAGCTGGTATTAAAAGTAAGGTTATGCAGGCAGAAGTTGAGATTAATAAAAAGAAAGAAGAAGTAAAAGGCGCCTTAAATAAAGAACAAGTAGGTATAGAAGGAAGAGGAGAGTTATTTAAGAATGTTATGGCTAATGAATTAGATACTAGGAAAAAAGAATTAGCTATGGAAGCAGATAGTGTAAAAAAAGATTTGCAAGCAAATAATAAAGAATAATATATTTAATGGACTTGTAACAGAGTTAATTTCAAA